TGGTGGAGCAGGTGAAGGAAATGCGGGCTGATACGGAACTTACGGAAGCCATTAACGGCGGCCGGTTCGGTTTCCGGGTCCGGGAATATACCCGGCGCGGCGAAACGCGGAAGCTCTATTCCGTGGAATGGATTGACCTTAAATAAAACTTTTCCATGATACCTCTAGAAAGGGCCGCAGGCGGGCGGCCTTTTCTGGTAATTAGGAGGACAGTGTATGAAACTATATGACAGTGCCGGCTGGGTGAATGCAGCTGAAATACTTCAGGATGATTCAGCATTTAAATTTATCACCGGCGGCCGCGGTATCGGTAAAACATACTCATTTATTAAGTGGTTCCTGGATAACCGGAAGCCATTCATATTAATGCGGCGTACCCAGGTGGAGGCAGAACTGCAGGCCGATCCGATCACCAGCAGCCTGACAAAAAATCTGTCTGATATGGGCCGGTCCTTCCGGAAGGAAACAATAGCAAAGAAATTGACGCGGCTGATAGACAATGATACCGGGGAAGAAATCTGCATATGCTGCGCATTGTCAACGCTGGCAAGCGTGCGCGGCGTGGATCTGAGCCGCTATGATTATCTTTTGTATGATGAGTTCATTCCGGAGCCGCATGTCAAGAGCATTAAAATGGAGGGCCTGGCCTTGTTTAATGCGTACGAATCAATCAACCGGAACCGGGAAATAACGGAGGGCCGGAAGCCGCTGCAGCTGCTGGGTCTTTCAAACAGCATGAACCTTGCCAATGATGTTTTTATGCAGTTTAACCTGGTGGATGCGGCTGAAGGTATGATACAGCAGGGCATTGAGGAATACCGGCGCGGAAATATCCTGCTGCTGATCCTGCAGAACAGCCCTATATCAGAACAGAAAAAAGGGACAGCGCTGTATGCTGCAGCATCGGAAGAATACGCAAAAATGGCCATTGAAAACAAATTCATCCTGAATGATTTCACCTATGTAAAGAAGCGGAAACTGAACGAATATAAACCGGCATGGTCCGTTGGAGATCTGACCATATACGAACACAAAAGCAGGCAGGAATATTATGTTACGTTTTCCGGCGCTGTTCTGCCGCGGGAATGCCGGTATGGATCCAATTACATGGACCTTCAGAAGGTGAAGCGGGATAAATGGAATTTTTACCTGGATTATCTGGATGGCTTTGTTATGTTTGACAGTTATAAAGCAGTGGCCCTTTTTGAGAAATATTTTAAATAATGTTTCACGCGTGAAACATGATAATATAATGATTGAGCGGGTCCGCAATTATGGACGGCCGGAAGCCGGGCGGATGATGTCCATAACATCCACTGCCGCTCTTATATACTTAAGTATAGAAGGGAGGAAAACAGCCGATGGAATTGCCAGAGATTGCCCAGCTGATCGGGACGCTTGGATTTCCCATTGTGGCCTGCTGCGTGGTGTTCTGGTATCTGCAGAAGGAATCAGAGAACCACAAGCAGGAAATGAACAGCATGCGGGATGCTGTTAACGCAAATACAAGCGTTATCAGCGAGCTTAAAATGATCCTGCAGGAGCTTATCGGTAAGCTGTCATGATGGCATTCAACAGGAACTTACAGGCAGCCTGTCATGTGCTGCAGGGTCTGTACGGATACGGCCAGGACCGTGTCCGCCGGTTGACCAATGCCGGCTTCGATTACAACACTGTTCAAACCATGGTTAACAGAATGCTTGCCGGCCTGGATCCGATTGAAGGAGAAACGGAAGCGGTCACTGTTTCTCAGATGAAGGAAGCGCTGCAGAAGATCCTTCCGGACGCGGAAGAACTGCAGGAAATGGCCGCAGAAATGGCGGAGGAATTAATAGATGAAATATACTGAAGTCCTGGCATTGATTAATGCCGGATACACAAAAGCGGAAATTGAAGCGATGACAGCACCGGAACCGCAGCCGCTTGCACCGGAGCCGGAACCGGCAGCACCGGAACCTGAACCGGCAGCACCTGAACCGGAACCGGCAGCACCGGAGCCGGAACAGCAGGAAAACAGCATGCTGACTATGCTGCAGGAAATGATCCAGCAGAATCAGAACATGCTGCAGGCAATGCAGGCGGCCAACATCCGGGCGGCCAGACAGCCGGAACAGGAACCGGAAGCAAGCCCGGAGGATCTGATAGCAAAGATCATCGCACCGACACCGCAAAAGAAAAAATAAGGAGGAAAACAAATGTCCGTTAATGCAATGGCTACTGAGGATGTATATGCACTGATTAACGCGCTGCATTCCCAGGCAACCGGGAAAACATCCCTGGCACCGACAACCCCGGCCGATTTCATCAGCATGGCTGATGCAACCCTGAAAGCCGGAACCGATTCCGTCTATAACAATCTTATGCAGACCATCGGCAGAACCATCTTTTCCAGCCGGCCGTATCAGGCCAAGTTTTCCGGCATCCAGGCGGATGCCACACGCTGGGGCGGCATTACCCGCAAGATCAGCATTGCTGACCGTGACGCGGCCGCGGAGATGGCATATCATCCGACAGATGGCACCGCCGTAGACCAGTGGACCATCCGGAAATCCAATGTCCTGGAAACAAGATACTACGGAACAGATGTTTATCAGGACTGGTACACAACATTCCAGGATCAGCTGATTAATGCATTCAGCGGCCCGGATCAGCTTGGTTCTTTCGTTGCCCTGCAGGCTTCCGAAATGTCCAACAAGTGGGAACAGTACCGGGAAGAGCTTGTACGGCAGAATCTCAGCAACTTCATCGCTGCCAAGATTTCCATGAATAACTCTGTTTACCATCTGCTGACCGAATACAACCAGCAGACACAGCAGAGCCTGACAGCTGCGGACGTATACAAGGATCCTAATATGGCGCCGTTCTTCCGCTGGGTCCGTGCCCGTGTCAATCAGATTTCCAGACAGATGACAGAGCGCTCTGTTAAATTCCAGGTAAATATTACCGGTAAGGAAATCAGCAGACATACACCGATTGACCGGCAGAAAATCTATCTGTCCGCTGACGCGCTGGATATTATCGATGCAATGGTAAACACGGTTACATTCCATGATGAGCCGCTGGCATATGCCGATGTTGAAGCAGTATCTTACTGGCAGAGCATTGACAGCCCGACATCGATCAATACAACCCCGGTTTATCTGGATCTGACAACCGGCGCGGCCGCAACCGCTGCAGCTGCTGTTAATGAAACGGATGTATTCGGCGTAATCTTCGATGAGGATGCAATCGTATACAATCTGCGGGATTATATCATGACCAATACACCGCTGAATGCCCGCGGCCTGTACTGGAATACATTCCTGACCGTTAATATCCAGCTGTGCCAGGACCTGACAGAAAAGGGCGCTGTCCTGCTGCTTGACTAAGGAAAGGAGCCGGAACAATGTTTACCGTTAATCTGTACACGCTGAGTAAGCGCGAAAACAGCACTAAACGGCCGGACAGTGCGCCGGCTTCTTTTTCATGCATTATTAAGGAGCCGTCCGGCCTGATCAGCCCGGTCATTGTGCTGGATCTCGGTTTATCCGTTGATCCGTCCGGATATAACTACGCTTATATTCCTGATTTCGGCCGGTATTATTTCGTTGAAGAATGGACCTTTGAGCGGGCCGTATGGTCCGCATCCCTGACCTGTGATGTGCTGGCAACATACCGCGGGGAAATCGGCGGTACTACTGCTTATGTACTGAGAGCGGCCGCTGCTTCCGATGGAAATGTAACGGATAATATGTATCCGCTGAAAACCAGCACAAGCGTTTCCCGGCAGGCCGGTACAAGCCCGTGGGCCAGCGTTCTGGCGGCCGGAAATATTCTGGGTGGATCCTTTGTAATCGGAATTGTACAGAAAAATGCCAGCCATGGCAGCATTCAATATTATGCTGCCAGCGCATCGAGGATGATGACCTTCACTGACCGGTTAATGTCAAACATTGTAGGCGGTGATAACGGCTTTGATCCGGAAGATGCAAGTTTTGCCTTACAGAAAGCGCTGATTGATCCATTCCAGTTCGTTAAATCATGTACCTGGGTGCCATTCCCGGCAGGAACGGCGGCCGGCACAAATCTGGAAACGGAAGTAACAGTATTTGATTACAGCATCGGCGTTAATATGAATCCTTTTGGCCTTGGTTCTTCCGGAACAATAACCGGAAGCACAAGCTTCGGAAACATCGCAAGGCATCCGCAGGCCGCAAGCCGCGGAAATTACCTGAACACCAGACCATTCACAGAAGCGGAACTGTATTTCCCGCCGTTCGGTGTTATCCCGATTGATACACAGCTGCTGGCATCCAGCCCGGCAATTACATGCAATTACAAAGTTGACTGCATTACAGGCGGCGGGATCCTTGAGGTGTTAATAGGCGGATCTGTAGTTAATCGTTTAGCGGCACAAATCGGAGTACCGATCCAGCTGGCACAAATACGGCAGGATCTGCTTAGCAGTCTGACAGGATCCTTCAGCGCGCTGGGTAATGCATTCCTGGGAAATTTCATGGGAGCCGCGGCCGGTATCGGCAACGCGCTTGCCGGATTCATTCCAAGGGCAAACACGCAGGGAAGTATGGGCGGATGGTCTGACCTGATCGGCCAGCCGGTCCTGAATCAATATTTCCATGCAGTAACGGATGATGATCCGGATCATGCAGGGAGACCGCTTATGCAGTCCAGACAGCTGGGAAGCCTGCCAGGCTATCAGCTGATCCAGGACGGAGATATTGCCATAGCCGGAACAGCGGCGGAAGCTGCAGCTGTCCGGGCGTATCTGGAAGGTGGATATTACTATGAGTAATGTCTGGTATCCGAGATTATCGGCACCGTCTAATACTGATCCGAATTTCATTAACAGGAATTATGGCGGATATAACGGATGCATTCCCATCCAGGGGAATGGTTGCGTTATGCCAAACTGTACCGGTTACGCATGGGGCCGCTGGCTGGAAACGGCCGGCAGCTGCAACCTGTCAACCAGCAACGCAGCTAACTGGTACGGAAATACAGGTGATGGATATGCCCGCGGATCCGTTCCGGCCCTGGGTGCCTGTATATGCTTTTCCACAGCCGGCGGCCAGCCCGGCCATGTCGCTATCGTTGAACAGATTATAGATGATGACACCATCGTAACGAGCGATTCCAATTACGGCGCGGAATACTTTGTTACCAGGACCCGCCGCCGGGCATGGGGCTGGAACTGGTGGAGCGGCGGGCACTTGTATTTCCAGGGATTCATATATAACCCTGTGGGCGGCAATGCGGATGATCCTGGGGAAGGCGGGGAACCTGTAGAACCGGTTAAACCGACAAAACGGCTGCTGATGTTTGCGGCCATACTAAGAAGAAAAAGAAAGGAGCGGGGAAATGGTATACGTTCAAAAATCAGGAATACCGGCGTATTATGAACAGATTGACACATACAACGGCCTGATCAGACCCAGCAGCGTACATCCGAATGACAACGCGCTGGCGCTGACCTTTGAAAAGTATCTGCTGCAGGAAGTGTTTTCTGTTTACCAGTTCGACGGCATCCCGGATGACTGGAATATTGATTTCTTCCGGTACTGCCTGTTCATGTGCGGCCATATTGGCGTTATCAATACAGATAAATACGGCGTTATCTGCATGAACGGTACACCGCAGGGCCGCGGACTGTATTACGAACCGACAAACTACTTGATTGCCAATCCGCTGCTGCAGGGGATCCTGCGGCCGCGCATCGGTCAGGAATGCTCGGTAATTAAGATTATGCCGAACTGGTCCGGTATGTATGATCTGGTCCATTATTATGCCGGAGCGATGGCATTATGCGCGGAAGCGGCCGGCATGAATATCAATAACAGCAAGCTTGCCTATGTGTTTATCGCTAAGGATAAGGCCCAGGCCCAGAGCTTTAAAAAGCTGTTTGATAACATCCAGTCCGGTGATCCGGCGGCATTTGCAGATGAAAAACTGTTTGATGCTGAAGGAAATCCGCGCTGGGTGATGTTTAATCAGAATCTGCGGGATACATATATCGCGCCGGAAATCATGGCTGATCTGCACCGATTTAAGGCCATGTTCTTAACTGAAATCGGCATACCGAATGTCAATTTTGAAAAGCGGGAACGGCTGATAACAGGGGAAGTATCCGCCAACAATACGGAGACGGAAAGCAAGGCCAGCTTATGGATTGAAGAAATGAGGCGCGGCATGAAACAGGCCAATGATATGTTCGGCCTGCAGCTGTCTGTTAAGATGCGTTTTGCTGATGAAATTACAGAACCGGAGGTGCGCGTATATGAATAGCAGCATGTCAATTTACGGCCTGATAACATATCGGCCGGATGTGTTTGATGATATGGCGCTGCCTGAATCTGTTAACCGCGAAAATGTAATCAATCAGATTATTATGACATGCGCGGACCTGGAGCTTCTTTATCCGGATGGCGATTTCATGAAGCAGGCCATCATGCACTGGAGCCAGGTAATGATTCCTGTTTTCGAGAAGATGTCAGCAACTGTAAACATTACGTATAATCCGATCTGGAACAAGGACGGAACCATAACGGAAGAAGTAAAAACAGGTGCTGAATCTGAAAATATCAGCAGCGTCAAAGGCTTTAATTCCAACAACTGGGCGGAGCATACAAAAGGATCCGGAAGCGCTGAAGGAACCGAAACGCGGACCCGCATAGAACAGGGAAATATCGGCGTTACAACAACCCAGCAGATGCTGAAGGAAGAAAGGGAAGTTTCACAGTTCAGCATTTACGAATTTATTGCAGACAACTTCAAACAACACTTTTGCCTGATGATATACTGATACATAGAAAGGAGGATGCGGCATGTTTAACAGATATCCATATACAAATTTCCATGACCTTAATCTGGACTGGATGCTGGAAGAAATGACCAATATAGCGCATGATATCAATGAGCTTCTGGAATGGAAGGAAGCCCGCTCCGAGCGTGATGAATATTATGACGCCAAGATTGACGAACTGACGGCAGAATATGAACGTCTTAGCGCTCTTTATGATGATTTTGTACGTGAAGTAAATGCACAGTTTGCGGCCCTCAGTACAGAGATCACAAACCAGGTAAACGCGCTGGAAACACGCGTTACAAACCAGGTTAACCAACTGGAAGCAGATGTATATGCCCGCCTGGCAGAAACGCAGGCGGCCCTGGCGGCTGAAATGACCCGCTTCCAGAAAGAAGTCAGGGATCTTCTCAGCGTGTATAATATCCGGATCCAGACCGTTGAGGAGGGTCTGGACAGCATCGTTGACCAGCTGCCGGAAATGTTTACGATTATTGACCCTTACACCGGTGAAGAAAACAGCATTGTAAATGTCATTTATGAAATCGTAAACAAGTCCAAGACGAACAGCCTTACAGCTGCTGCATATGATACAGCAGCCCTGACAGCATCTGCATATGATGCTCTTAACCTTACGGCATACAATTATGACTTTAATGGAGCCGATTATATCGGAAATTAACAGGAGGAAAATATGAGCCATACAAACAGCACAACTCATTACAGCCTGCCGCAGTTCGTCGGAACTGATACGCCGGGCTGGCTGACAGATGTAAACGCGGCAATGCTGGCGCTTGATAATGCCATTTATGCCCGCCAGCAGGCCATTGCAGCAAACACGGAAGCAATTACAGCTAACACAGCATCGATCAACGGCCATACAACAAGAATTGAAGCCCTTGAAGGAAGCGTTTCAACCATCGAAACAGATCTTGACGCGGCCGAAACAAATATTTCCAATCTGCAGACCACAACACAGCAGCATACAAACCAGATCAGCAGCCTGGCCAATACGGTTACCAATCTGGCGGCCGCGGATATTTCCTATGACAACACCAACAGCGGCCTGACAGCAACGGAAACACAGGCAGCTATCGATGAAGTCGTAACAATGATTCCGGCATCCCCGGATATCGTAATGGTTACCGGAACAACAGCCAGCGCGCCGAATAACTTTGGTACGCTCATTCCGTACCCGGACGGCTTTACTTCTGACAATTGCGCTATTATCAGCCTGGAAGTTTTGTATTCTAATGTTTGGAGAAGCGGCACCGGCATTGATGCAGCCGACAAGCGTCTGTTTGTTGAACAGGCCGCCGGCGGCGTCCAGGCATATCATACAGGAAGCGGCGCCAACAATCTGCCGATTCGTGTATTCCTGATGAAGATTGCATAACCATAAAATTTCCTTATATCCTGCTTATCTGCTTATCTGCTTGCATAACAGAATTGTTATGAATGACCGGGCCTGAATGGTTCCGGTCTTTTTATGTTGTACCTGTACTGAGTACAATGTTAGTACAATCTAATGGTACAGTGATTGCATTGTTTAATGGTACTAAACATGTTACAATCTGAGACGGTATACCCCCGGGGGGTATGGTAATGGTACTATCAGGGGCCAGCGCTGCTTT